AGAACATTACCTAGTGCAGAAGTTCCAACCACTGAACTAAGAGTCAGTTGCGAGGAACCAATAACCGCTGTTGCAGAGCCAATTGCACCAGTGCCTACTACACCTGTTACTGGTGCGTCGCCAATAGGGATTCCTTCTGCAATTAAACCGCCCCAAGTACCAATTCCAAAACCATCTTGACCCCAGCCACCAAAAGGCATGGATCCTTCAACACCTGTAACAACAGCCGTGATAGGAATTTTAGCTAGAGCGGAACCTACCGCAGTAGTTCCCGCCACACCTGTTACTGCAATAATAAATATAGAAGAAGCGGATACCGTCCCCACTGCCGAAGTTGCGGCAACACCTGTTGGGACGACAGCAACATCGAGTTGTCCGCCCCAATAATTATTGCCCCAAGTACTCTGACCCCAACCTATATTCGCCAAAGGATGTTACTCCTTTAAGCGATTCGGATTATAGCGTTAGTAGCATCTGCCGCAGGGAACTGAATAGTAAACGTGCCAGAGGTTGACGTTTTGTTAGCTCCAAAATCAAGAACAGCAACTGCTTTATCCCCGTTAGTGTCATTGTATATTAAAGCACCTCTTGCTGTAATAGTAGCAGTTGTGAAACTTCGATCTGCAAAGTCAGTGAACGCTGTTGTTCCGCTTGTAGCTGGTGCAACTTTAGTTAAAGCTAACCCGCCAGTAACATATGTACCACTTGAAGCTACTTCTCCAGTAGTCACATACACTGTAGATGCGGCTCCTAATGTTGCAGTTGTACTCGATTTGCCACCGCTGCCAATAGCATATAGTGCTAATTTAAATGCGTTTCCGTTAGTAGCAAAGTTATGTGTAGCTGTCATCAATTCTTTTTTAAATGATGTGCACATTGCTTGTGTGATTGCCATTTTATATTCTCCTTACAGTATCGGCTAGGTCGGGGTGACCAGCCTTTCTTAGATTATGACATATAGTAGCACGTTCTTCACGTCTAGCCAACTCAATATGATAATGCACAACATTTCGTACATTTTCTGAAAAAGCTTGCGCTTGTTGCCTAATTGGTTCCGGTGCTGTTTCGGACACAGCAACAATTTTATTTGTTGCCATATCAGAAATTTGATCGTTACTTAGCCCACCATTGTCTGATGAAACTACCGTAGCAAAACCTGTTATTAATCCCCCACTTACGCTAGACATTCTTTTCTTCTCCCCCATTCATGTACTTATGATCGTGTCTCCCAAAGATTATTGGGTCTTGATCCAACGGCTCTGGTGGCTCCACCTTAGACTGCCTGGTTATCAATAGGCCCCCCGACTTATGTGACTGCACTAAAGGATCATCCAATCTGTGGTACCCATAAAGCTTTTCGTTCTCTGGCACATTCGTATCTAAAAGCCCAGAGCTATGTGCAACCTCTATCTTTATGCCTCGAGTGGTAGCAATAGCACACCAAAACTCTGTGCAAGCTCTTCCTGCTTCTGCCATACTTACATTCTTGTATGTGTAATCTAAGCCATATAAACAAAGTTCTTTTGCCCCATAGTATATCGCATACGCAATTGCATAAGGAACGGTGTTGTTAAAATAACAAATGTTAAGTTCTTTAATAACTTCTTCAAGAGGGTAAAGTTCTAGATGTTTTACCCGATCATCCATCTCACAAGTAATAATAGGCTTAGTATTCTTTGCTAAAAAGTCTCTCGCTACTCCCTGTCTGTGATCCCGCATCCTCTGAATCCAAAAACCTAGACACTGGATCCATCATTATAGTTTTATCCACATGAATAATACCGCCCACACAGTTAATACCCCAGACCTCATCAAAAGGTTCTGAACGTATTCTAGCGGCTATATAATCGGAATAGCTCCCACCCAATCCAACTATAGCTATCTTCATGACCTACGTCTTTCGGGTAGCCCTCTTCGATAAGCGTCTGAATTTTCTCTAGCCTCGGCGTAGTCTTTTAACCTAGCCAACGACTCTTGATATCTTCCCTCATACATCTGCATTAGATCTGATTCCCCCTTCATATATAAATTAGCCTCCACTAAACTTCCAAACAGCATCGCATTTGGAGCATTCTCACTTAACCATGTTGTTCCACTATCCCCAACCGCTGTCAAGCTTTGCGGCCTGTAAAAATAATGCAACTCCATCTCGTATTTGTCATCCGGTACAGGTGCAAGTATGAAGTTATCTTTATCAAAATACGCATAGTATAAAGGTCTTCCTACTTGTAACAAAGAAGGTGTCGTATCTTGTGGTGCTGGCGTGTACGTCTGGATAAAGTTTACATCCTTTTGCAATAAGAATGTCTTAGGAGTAATAGATATACCCGCTATTGTGCCGTCAAATTTAGCAGATAGACTAAATGAAGCAAGATAATCAGTAGGTACTGGTAGATATTGATCATTAGCAAAAGCAGAACCTGTAGCATTTTTCCTAAAGTCCGTAAGGTCTACTGATTTTAAAAGTCTTTCCTCTACTGCTCTAATGAAAGTAGGAAGATTTGCAACGAAGGTTGTCTCCGTGTTATCTGCATATTGTTGTATTGCTGTCTTTAATTCTGCATATGTAAAACTCATGTTATCACCACCGTTACAGTTCCTATCTCTCCCGTCCCAGGGAGATCGTTAGGAGTTAACCCATCATTACTTGCCATACCTACAGGATTCCACCCATATTGTATAACTCTTTCTGCCGCTAGATTCGATTGCGGTCTAGGATCCCTTAGTGCTTGAGGGTCTGGAGATACAGGAGGAGGTGTTAGTTGAGGCTGTTTTGCTTCCCACTCGTCTGGTCCAACCTTCGCGCCTGTCCATTCTACCCGCATAGTGTTTAAACGGTATCTCCAACCAGACCTATCTGAAATACCCCAAGCTTTTTTACCACTTGCGTATGCCATTAGTTTGCCCTCAGATAACTACCACTCGGTCGTAAGGCGAGATCTAAGAAGTCTTGATCCATGTCAGAAGCTCTAGCAAATTCTTCTTCGTAAACTGCTTTTAATATTTGCAATCTATCTGGTGCTCGTTTCATAGCCATATAATATGCAAGACCAGCTACCATACAAGGATAAAATCGTAAGGGAGCCTCCACGTTGTTATACAGATAATCTGCATCTTCCATTTGTTGGATGTAATAATACGTCAAGGTATCCGTTGAGTTCTCTGGAGTAGCCCAAACATTTATTATAGGAGCAATCTTCCTCTCAAAATAATATTGACTAGGTCTTCCTTGGGTAGTCTTCTGAGGTATAGTAGCGTAATTAGCCCTACTAATTTGATCCATCTCGTAGTCCGTGCCATCTCGATTAAGAACAATCTGTAATATGTCAACAGTGTGTTTGTTCAAAGTGTAAGCCGAAGTCCCTTGTGTTAATGCTTGAGTAGCAGAACGTACTGTCCAAAGATTAACCCCTCTGTTGGACCAATCAGCAAACATTAAGTTAAGAGATCTTCTAGCTGTCTCTGCGTCGTATCCCGTTCTAACTTCTAATCCGCACCGTTCATACGCTTCTTCTATTATCTCTGCGATACTAAGATCAAAGTCTCTAGTCCCTGACGTTGACATATTTCACCCTTTCTATAGAAAGATTTTTCATTATTACAGCTAACATATTATGGTTAGTGTCTAACTTCATACTCATGACCGCCGTAGTTTTATCAACAGTAACTAAAGTACGAGTGACCCAGGTAGACCATGTGCCAATAACGCCTACGACAATAGAAACTCCAGCCGCAATAAAGATTAATTTGACCTGAGAACTCATCAGCATCTCCATCGTTTACGAGCTTGGCGAAGCCGACTATTAGGATCTTTAGCCGCCTTCGGAAACTGTTTCATTTGTCCAGCAGACCTAGCGCAATAAGACTTCCGTCTCTTCGCATCCTTGCTACCTTTTTTAACTTTGCCCGTGACCGCAGTCTTTAACTTTGATTTTGGGTTCTTTGCTCTATACGATGCAACACCAGCTTTTGTCATTCCCGCCCCACTCTTAGTAGGACGAAAATTCTATTTCTCTTTGGCATGTTATCAGCCATAGGAACCTCTAAGCGTAAAAGATCGTTGCAGAAGTTGCGTTATCAGAACTGTAAGTAAGGAATGCA